TAAGTGCCGACTTTGGTGCAGCTGCACTTGATGATTTGCGTGTGAAGTGGCCAAACAATTTTATACATTGTGGCATCTCAGAACAAAACATGATTGATGTGGCAACAGGTCTTGCATTAGAAGGCAAAAAAGTTTTCTGTTATGCAATGGCACCATTCATTTCGATGAGAGCATTAGAGCAAATTAAATGTGGGCCTGGCATTATGAATCTACCTATCTGTTTGATTTCTGTTGGTGTTGGTATTGGTTATGCCGATTCAGGACCAACGCACTATGTTACAGAAGAATATGCGTGTCTCAGGTCAATCATTGGTTCAAATATCTTTACAGTTGCAGATACACCAACGGCAAGAGACTTGGCAAAAGCACTCATCAAAAATCCTCAGTTTGCTTATGTTCGTTTAGACAGACATGCATTGCCTGATATTGATGTAGACGCTGACTACGGTTCATTTAGAATTATAGGTAAAAACACAAAAGATAAAATTGCTTTGGTATCTCATGGCAAAATGGTTCATGCTTGTGTTGAACTTGCAAGAAAAGAACCAGAGAACTTCTTTGCAGTTGATTTGATTCAATCAAAACCATTTCCAATTGAACTGGTAAATATTTTGAATGGCATTTCTGGTGTGATTGCAGTTGATGAACAATCACCTTCTGGTGCAATTGGTGCCTCAATCTTCGAAGCGTGTAGTGAACAGAATGTTTTTCCTAGAATCATCAATGTGACTTTACCCGAAGAATATTTGTTTGACAATATTGGTCGTGAAGGTCATCTAAAGAAACATGGACTTACAATAGAGAATATCAAAGAACAATCTAAGAGATTATGATTATAACAAAGACTCCGTACCGTCTCTCTTTGTTTGGGGGCGGTACGGATTATCCAGCATGGTTTGAAAACAATCCTAGTATCTGCATTTCAGCTGCAATGGCAAACTACTGTTATCTGACAGTAAAAAAGTTGCCACCATTTTTCGAATACAACTCTCGCATCATCTACTCTCAAATAGAAAGTGTTCAGACGATTGATGAAATAAATCATCCGTCTGCAAAAGCATGTCTACAATATTTGGGTATTGACAATGTTTCAGTAACACATGATGGTGACTTACCTGCAAGGTCTGGTATTGGTTCATCATCTTCATTTACTGTTGGATTGTTACATGCACTCTACACGATGCGTAATCATACACTATCAAAAGATGAATTGGCAAGACAAGCAATTCATGTTGAACAAAATGTGATTGGTGAGAATGTTGGCATACAAGACCAAATCATTGCTGCAAAAGGTGGCATACAAGTCATAAAGATGGGACCTGGCTCTGGTGTGTATTCATGGACATCAGATAACTTAGACATAGATGATGACTATAAAAAAGAATTAGAATCACATATCATTCTTGGTTTCTCTGGTGTATCTCGCCATTCTGAGGTGCAGTCAAAGAAAAAAGTAGATAACATAAAACAAGGTGTCAATCACAAACAATTAAAACTTACGGCAGACTTGGCAGAAGAAGCATTGAAAACGCTTGCCAAAAAAGAAGAAATGATTATAATAGGTAATTTGCTAAACATTGGTTGGAGATTGAAAAGAAATCTGGCTGAAGGTGTTTCTGAAAGTTGGATTGATGACATATATCAACAATCAATCACAGCAGGTGCATTTGGTGGTAAATTGATGGGTGCAGGTGGCGGTGGATTCTTTATGTTCTTAGTACCACCTGACCGTCAACAAAAGTTTAAGGAAGAAATGAAATCAATTAAAGTGTGGGTACCTTTTAAGTTTGATACCGAAGGCACCCAATTAGTTTTGAATACATGAGGCGATTATGAAATACCCTTTAATGAGAAATAATATTACAAGAAAAGATTTAGATGCAATGATTGAGCATCTAAAACAAGATGACCCAATTCTTACGAATGGTCCTAAATGCAGGCAATTTGAAGAAGCCTGGTCAGAATGGCTTGGCGTAAAGTATTCTGTCTTTGTAAACTCTGGTGCATCTGCCAATCTTTTGTCAATGACGATGTTGAAAATTATGTATCCTGAGGGCGGTGAAATTATTGTACCGCCTCTTACATGGGTATCAGATATCGCATCAGTCTTACAAACAGGTTTTACTCCTGTATTTGTTGACATTGATTTAGATACTTTAGGCATGAATAGTGATGCAATTTTAGATGCACTTACACCAAATACCCGTGCCGTATTTCTGTCACACATACAAGGATTCAATGCACTCAATGATGACCTTCTTATTGAATTAGATAAATGGGGTGTTCATTTAATTGAAGATGTTTGCGAGTCTCACGGTGCAACACACAATCGTCAACTATGTGGTAGTTTTGGATTGATGTCTAACTTTTCTTTTTACTATGCACATCACATGACAACGATTGAAGGTGGCATGATTTGTACCAATGATGAAGACATCTATCATACACTTCGCATGTTGCGTTCACATGGTATGGTAAGAGAGTGTGGTAATGAAGTGAAGAAGATTGTTTACAAGTCAGCAAACCCAGAGTTGAACCCAGATTTTATTTTTGCTCATGCAGCTTATAACATGCGTAATAACGAACTTGGCGGTATACTTGGTCTCAGCCAGTTGCCAAATCTAAACCAAAATGTTATACTCCGAAATAGAAATCACGAAAGATTCCTTAGTAGATTAAATCAGAATAAGTATTTCGTAGGTTTCAAATTAGTAGGTGCAAGTAACTATGCATTCAACCTTATTCTAAAAGAAAAAGATGAAGTGTTTGTGGCAAAGTTAATGCAAAAAATGAAAGAAGAAGGAATTGAGTTTAGACGAGGTAGTGCAGGTGGTGGTAATCAACTGAGACAACCATACCTGAAGAACATTGTGTCTGAAGATTTTCATAAGAATTTTCCTAATACAGAACATGTTCACTTCTACGGTTTCTATCTTGGTAATTTTCCTTCAATGACAATTGAAGAAGTTGATGCAATTACAGATATTTTGAATGGAGTATAAATGGCAAATATTTTAGTTACTGGCGGTGCAGGTTACATTGGTTCAATGCTTGTGCCAGAATTATTAAAAGAAGGACACAATGTTACAGTAATCGACAATTTTTTATTTGGTCAATCATCGTTGAACCATCTTTGTCATTTACCAAACTTTAGAGTTTATCGTGGCGATGTTCGCATTCTGGCTGACATGGCACCTCTAATGAACGAAGCAGATATCATCATACCTTTAGCTGCATATGTTGGTGCACCATTTTGTGATAAAGACCCTATCGGTGCATCTACAACAAACAAAGATGCCATCTTTATGATGATGAAATACTTAGATAAAGACCAACAAGTAATTATGCCTACTACAAATAGTGCATATGGTACAGGAGATTTTTGTACCGAAGAATCACCATTGAATCCTATCTCTCTTTATGCAAAAGATAAAGTAGAGGTAGAGAAAGTTTTGATGGAACATCCCAATGCAACAAGTTTGAGATTGGCAACTGTCTTTGGCATGTCACCAAGAATGCGTATTGATTTGTTGGTAAATGATATGGCCTATCGTGCAGTCAATGATGGATTTGTTGTTCTCTTTGAATCACACTTTAAGAGAAACTACATTCATGTCTTAGATGTTGTTCAGGCATTTATGTTAGCAATTCGTAACAATGATATGAAGGGCAACATCTACAATGTGGGTCTTTCTTCTGCCAATGTTTCTAAGTTTGAATTGTGTGAGAACATTAAGAAGTATGTACCTAGATTTGAGATTGTTGAAGCAGCCATCGGGAAAGATAAAGACCAAAGAAACTATATCGTGTCTAATGAAAAGATAGAGAAGGCTGGTTTCTCTCCTAAATATAGTTTAGATGATGGGATACAAGAACTGATTAAAGGTTACAGAATGATAAAGAATACTAAGTATGGAAATATCTAAGCAGCTGCTATATTCATCTAACGGGAACACCCACACTTTAACATCTGTCAAGCACCAAGTCAACAAAAACGAAGGCAATTATGAGCGAAAAGAAACCAAAACACTATGTAAACAATGCAGACTTCTTGGAGGCACTCATTCAGTATAAGAAAAACTGTGATGAGGCTAAAGAGAAGAACAAACCAGAACCATCTATACCAAATTACATTGGTGAGTGCTTTCTGAAAATTGCAGAACACCTATCACGCAAACCAAACTTCATTTCGTATTCTTTCCGAGATGAGATGATTGCTGATGGCATTGAAAATTGCCTGATGTATTTTCGTAACTTCGATCCGGATAAGTCCAAAAATCCATTTGCATATTTTACTCAAATCATATATTATGCTTTTCTGCGTAGAATCGTCAAAGAGAAGAAACAACTCTATGTCAAGTATAAGGCAACAGAACAGTTTGGCATTTTAGATGAACACGAAATGTTTGAAGATTCAGATGGCAACATGAGACAGTTTCAACTGTATGATAACATTTCCGAATTCATTCACAACTTTGAAGAAAACAAACGCAAGAAAAAGGAAAGTAAACAAAAGGGATTAGAGAAGTTTTTAGAGGAAGAATTGCCTGATTCTGCTTGACATTCTTATTCAGAGGAGATATAATGGACAAGGTAAAAATTGAGCATCACATTAAACACTTAGAGACACAACACAGAAACATTGACAATCTTATTAAAAATAGTATTAAGCATTACGGTAATGACCAAGAAGTAAATGATTTGAAAAAGAAGAAGCTTAAACTGAAAGATGAAATTGAAGGGTTCAAAAAACAGATAGCATGAAAATTTGTATACTTGGTGATACCCACTTCGGTGCTCGAGGTGATTCGTTAGACTTTCACAAATACTTTGAAAAATTTTATGATGAAGTTTTGTTTCCTTATCTAAAGGCAAACGACATTGAAGTGATATTTCAGATGGGCGATTTATTCGACCGCAGAAAATTTATCAACTTTAACACACTACATCTCTGCCGTGAATACTTTTTTGACCGATGCGAAATACTCGGCATCAAAGTTCATACACTTCTTGGCAATCACGACATTGCTTTTAAGAACACACTTGAAGTCAACTCAACCGGCCTTCTTCTCAACGAATACAATTGCGTTGAATACTATGATGACTTTGATACGGTAGAGTTTGATGGTGTAAAGATTGATGTTGTGCCTTGGATTTGTGACAGTAACGAAAAAGAAATCTTTGAAAAAATGAAAGAATCAAAAGCTCAAATTTGTTTTGGGCATTTTGAGATTGCTGGTTTTGAAATGGATCGTGGCAATGTTTGTGACCATGGTCTTGACAAGAAGTTACTTTCAAAGTATGATATCGTATTGTCTGGTCACTTTCATCACAAGTCTACCGATGGTAATATTACCTATGTCGGTACACCTTATGAGATGACTTGGTCAGATTACAATGACCCGAAAGGTTTTCATATCTTTGACACCAAAACGAGAAACATGGAGTTTGTGAGAAATCCTTTCGTGATGTTCAACAAAGTTTCTTACGATGACGGTCAACAGGATTTTGATACATGGAAAAACTATGACTTCTCATCACTCAAAGATACCTATGTGAAAGTTGTGGTGTTGAACAAACAGAACCCGTATTTGTTTGATAGTGTCATTGACAGCCTATATAAAGTTGGTGTTGCTGATTTGTCAATTGTAGAAGATTTTAGTGACCTATTGATTGATGATGATAGTGACATCATTGACCAGGCAGAAGACACAATGACAATTCTTTCAAAACACATTGACAACCTCACACTTGATGTTGAGGCAGAAAAACTTAAAACATTGATGCGTGAACTATACATTGAAGCACTAAACACAGAAATCGCAGAATGATTATATTTCGTAATGTTCGTTGGAAGAATCTTCTTTCAACAGGTAATTATTTTACCGAAATTAAATTAGACGATAACACCAACACACTTGTAGTTGGTGAAAATGGTTCAGGCAAATCAACGATGCTCGATGCATTGTGTTTTGGTTTGTTTGGTAAACCATTTCGCAATATCAACAAACCTCAACTACTTAATTCTATCAATCAAAAAGATTGTTTGGTTGAAGTTGAGTTTGATACAGGTAACAAATCATATAAGATTGTTCGTGGTATCAAACCAAACAAGTTTGAAATTTATTGTGACAGCAATCTAATCAACCAAGAAGCTGCAGCAAGAGACTACCAAGAATTTTTAGAGAAGTTTATTCTTAAACTCAATTACAAATCTTTCACACAGATTGTAATTCTTGGTTCTGCATCATTCACACCTTTCATGCAATTGTCTGCATCTGATAGGCGTGCCATTATTGAAGACTTGCTCGACATACAAATCTTCTCCACGATGGGTGGTTTGGTGAAAGAAAGATTGTCTACAAACAAAGAGGGCATGTCAACCAAAAAACATGAGATTGAACTGACTCAACAAAAATATGATATGCAAAAGAAACATATCGATGAAATGAAACAGAACAATGAAGATAAGGTGAACGAATATGTTAAGGAAATTCAATGTCATAATGAGACCGTATCCTCGTTATTGGTTAATGTTGCAACCCTTACCGCAGAGACAGGAGAACTCCAACTGGTTGTTGCGAGTAAAATTGAAACAGAGACTAAGGTCAAGAAGATTACTAAACTTGAATCGCAAATTGAAACAAACTTATCCAAATTTCGGAAGGATATCAGTTTCTTTCAATCACATGACGATTGTCCAACCTGTAGGCAAGCCATTGCCAGTTCTTTTAAGGAAGAAGAACTTGGCAATCTTTCCACTAGAGTCCAAGAATGTGAACACGGTCTCACCGAATTAGAAAAGAAACTAAACGAAGAACAGAATAAACTGAATGCAATCAACGAAACACAAAAGTTGATTAATCAGAAACAGGTAGAGATTGCAACGGCTAATACAACAATCACCGAAACAAACAAGATGATTGCTCGGTTGCAAAAACTAATTGAAGAACTAAAAAATTCTAAAGTAGTGACAGACTTAGAAGAACAACGCCTGAAAGAATTACGGGATTCTCTGTTGTCACTAAAAGAAGACTTAAAGCTATTAATAGAAGAAAAATCATATTACGATGTGGCCTCTGCATTGTTGAAAGATTCAGGTATCAAAACAAAGATTGTCAAACAGTATTTACCTGTCATCAACAAACTTGTCAATAAGTATTTAGCGTCATTAGATTTCTTTGTCAATTTCAATCTTGACGAATCGTTCAAAGAGACAATCAAATCTAGGCACCGTGATGAATTTAGTTACAATAATTTTTCTGAGGGTGAGAAACAACGAATAGATATGGCATTGATGTTGACATGGCGTGCAGTTGCCAAGTTGAAGAACTCATCAAATACCAATCTGTTGATACTTGATGAAACATTTGATTCTTCATTAGATGCCAATGGTACAGAAGAACTTATGAAAATCCTACATATGTTAGAAGGTGTGAATTTGTTTGTCATCTCACATAAAGGTGATATACTGCAAGACAAATTTGCAAATGTGATTCGTTTTGTAAAAGAGAAAAACTTTTCGAGGATAGTAAAATGAGTGATGTGTTAACAATTGATACTGGCGCAGGATTAAACTTTGAAGAAAGAATTGATCCGTTGCCAGTCTATGACGAAAATCATCCAATGCTCAAAAAGAGAATACCAGAACACGAATGGCCATTGCCAAGTCCTTTGATGACTACTCTGACAAAGAGACTAAAGATGACAATGAAGTTGTATGGAGGTATTGGTCTTTCTGCAAATCAATGTGGTGTGTTTGAAAGAGTGTTTGTGATTGGTACTGACCAGTTTCAAATCGCATGTATCAATCCAAGAATTCTTAGAACATCTGTTGAGATGAATCGAAGTGACGAAGGCTGTCTTTCGTTTCCTGGTCTCTATTTGAAGATTGAAAGACCTGAATGGATTGAGGTTGAATTTCTTGATGAGAATGGTGAAGTAAAACAAATGCGATTGGAAGGTTTAACTGCAAGATGTTTTCAACATGAACTTGACCATCTGAACGGCATTCGTTTCGTTGATAATATGAAACCTGTTGCTCTACAGATGGCAAGAAAAAAACAAAAGAAACTTATGCAGAAGGTAATAAGACAAAAATGAAAAGACCTGTAGCCAAACAACTTAATATTCCTAAATACGAAGGAGATTTATCTGATGTAATCTCATGCATCGAAAGTCTTCCTTTGTCTTTAGTAAAAACAAAATATAATGATGGCAATTGGGAAGCAATTTCTTTGCGTGGATATAGTACCGACCCAGGGCATATTTTGAAACCTGGCGTATTGAAGACAGAAGAATCTGATAACACACTACAAGACACAACACTTAGGTCGCATCCAAGTATGGTTGCAATCAATGAAATTCTCAAACAAATTCCTGCTGAGTTTGAAAGAGTGAGAATCATGCGTTTGAAAGCAGGAACAAAAATTGAAAAGCATACCGATAAAGTAGACAAGTCGATTGGATTTGATGATGGGCAAATTGTTCGTATACATGTGCCAATTAAGACAGACCCAAAAGTTATCTTCTCGCTTTATGAAGGCAAACAAAAGAAAGATTTCTTTTTTGAAACAGGCAACTACTATTATGCCGATGTGACACAGGCTCACGAAGTTCACAATACATGGGATCAGGATAGATTGCACTTAGTTGCCGACTGTTATTCTAACCAAACAATTAGGGATTTAATACTTGCATGAATATTGCCACACTTGATGATTTCGATGTGATAAAATCTATATTTGCACCACATCAGAAAACTTATTTTCCTCACATTCGTACCGATTACATTGAAAGAAAGATAAAGACAGGCAATGTAATTTATGAAGATGGTGTTGTAATTATTTTTGGTGTGTATAAGAGAAAACAAAAGATTGGCAATCAACAAGCAGAAAGAGGCGATGCACACATTGGTCAAATTGTAGTTCAACAACAAGGCAATGGTAACGCAACAAAAGTATTGAATAAGTTTTTTAATGAAATGAATACGAAAGTTTGGTTAACAGTAAGGTCAGAGAACACAAGAGCTCGTGCATTCTATGAAAAAAATGGTATGAAGAATGTGGGTGATACAAGTTGGTCAAATGGTACTATACCAGGTACTATTTACCTCTACACAAATTAATTATGACAAAATATTTTTACGAGAAGAACACAGAGTTTTTAGAATCGACTGTCAATAAGAAGTTTGAAGAAATTCTTTGGATGTCAAAAGAAGATTTTCGTCAATGGGTAATTGACATGCGTAAAGAAGTGGTTCGTCTTTGGGATGAAAAAGGACAACCACCAAGAGTTGGTTACAATGAACAAGAAATCATTGACCAGTTTAATGAGATGACATCTTTTCCCATTCACAAATTTCTGGTGAAAGATGAATTGACTGGCGAAGAAGATGTGATTCGTAATACCAGTATTATTGGTAATGCAGTCAATCAATGGTTTCCGACCATGATGAAAACTCGCATCAACTATACGAAAGATGTTGAGAAAGGCAAATCAATCTATGATTACTTTGCCAAAGATGAACTGTTAGAAACATTTGTCACATATGCATCACGACATTTCAAAAGAGATTCGTTCTATCACTATTCAACACCTGTTAAGATTGATGAAGTAATTGAACTTGGTTCTTTGCAATACAAAACTGATACAGTAGAAAATTTTGTCAATTGGTTTGAAACAAAAGCTCGTTCTTATGATACGCATGACTATTGGTTCGAACCTAACTCTGGTGAGAATGACTACACAGGTTACAATGAAGACCTAAAGAATCAGAAATACATTCTTATCAGTAAAGATGATTTGTTGAAACTGAATGTGCCGAATGGATGCAAGACAAACATTGAACACAAAGATGCACAGATGTTTCGTGTTCGTCTATACAAGAAAGGACAAAAAGTATTTCCTGTTGGCCTTAAAGCCTTTCGTGTTTCGTTCTGTCAGTATGCAGTTAATTTTCCACCATTGACTGCCAAGTATTTGTATGAAAGATATACCGAACACTTTAAGACACAAGAACAAATCAACATCTATGACCCATCTTCTGGTTGGGGTGGTAGATTATTGGGCGCATTGTCTATTGATGATGAAAGAAATATTCATTACATCGGCACAGACCCAAACAAAGACCACAACACAACAGAGGGCAGAACCAAATACCATGAATTTGCAGACTTTTTTAATACCAAAACCTATCGTGCGACTGGTCTATTTCCAAAGACGCACACATTTGAAATCTATCAACTTGGCTCTGAGGAGATCCATAAGAATGAAAATTTTAAGAAATACAAAGGCAAGTTAGATTTAATCTTTACTTCACCGCCATACTTTGCAAAAGAAGCTTATAGTGAAGATGAAGAACAGTCTTACAAAAAGTTTTCACAATACGATTCTTGGCGTGAAGGTTTTCTGCGTAAGACACTAGAAACTTGTGTTGAGTATTTGAAGAATGACAGATACCTTCTTTGGAATATTGCTGATGCGGTTTTTGGTGGTGATATGTTGCCACTAGAACAAGATTCGATTGACATTCTTACAAGCCTTGGCATGGAATACAAAGGCAAGTTAAAGATGTCACTTGCACAGATGCCTGGTGGGAATCGAGTTGATGCTGAGACAGGTCTTCCGAAGGCAAAGAATTTCTGCAAGGTAAATAATCTATGGTTAAAATACGAACCCGTTTTCATATTATATAAACCGAAGTAAGTATTCACTAACTTATTGGCAAGATTGCCGCACAAGTAACCCCATGTAAAGTATAATAATTACATGGGGTTTTCTATGTCTCTTTTTCGCAACAAAAAGTGCTTGACAAGTGCCTTTTTGTGTGTTATAATTGTTAAATAATAGTGAATGGAGTATTGTCAATGAGTTTTACTGCCGAACAAAAATCACAGCTTGCCAAACTGCTTGCGACTGAAAATCTCACGGTTCAACACCAGAAGATTCGTACCGCAAAGTTTGACCCCACGAATCGTGTTCTCTATCTTCCCATCTGGCAGAATATGTCAGGTGCCATCTATGACCTTCTTGTCGGTCACGAAGTCGGTCATGCACTCTATACACCTGCTGAAGGTTGGCATGATGCAATTGCGAAAAATGCCAAAGGCAAATACTACAAAAACTTTTTGAATGTGGTCGAAGATGCCCGTATCGAAAAGAAAGTTCAACGCAAATATCCTGGTCTGAAACGCCAATTCGTTTCGGCTTATGCTGATTTAATCAAACGAGATTTCTTTGGCACTAAGAGCCGTGATGTAAATGAATTGTGTTTCATTGACCGTCTCAATGTGTTCAGTAAATCACAATGGGAAAATACTGGCATTAAATTTACTGCCAAAGAAAAAGACCTTGTTGACCAAGTTCGTGCCGTTGAAACATGGGAAGATGTTGTCCGTGTAACTGGTGCCGTATTCGATTATTCCAAAGAAGAACAAAAAGAAATGCAACTGGAACAATTCGAAGAAATGATGATGAACGGTTTCGGCGATGAAGAAGAATCTGATGAGTATGAAGATTATGATTATGACATTAAGGCAGACGATTCTGATGCATCCGATGAATCTGGTGATGCCGATGGTGATGCTGGTGAAGGTGAAGATGGTGAAGGCGAAAAGTCTATGTCATCTGATGACGGTGATGCCGATGGCGACATTGAAGACGATTCAGTAGAATCTCAATTCAATCGTTTCAAAGAATCAAAGGCATCTTGGGAAGACCAGTTCAGTCCAACATGTGAAACTGACCGACAGTTTCGCAACAATGAATCTATGTTGCTTGATGAGAAGTGTAAAGAAGTTGCTTACATTACTCTACCAAAACCTATTCTGCAAAACATTATTACACCTGCAAAACGGGTTCACGAATTGCATGACAAGTTTGTTGCCGAGTTTATTGCAAACAAATTTTTACAACCTTCTCTTGCCAATGAGTTGTTGCAACAATTCAAATCTCGCAATGACCGATACATTGGTCTTCTTGCCAAAGAATTTGAAATGCGTAAGGCTGCTCGTGCATTTAACAAATCGAAAATTTCTGATACTGGTGATATCGATATCAACAAACTGGCATCATACAAATTCGATGACAACATCTTCCGTAAAGTGATGATGGTGCCAAAGGGTAAGTCGCACGGTCTTATTTTGTTGCTTGACAAGTCTGGTTCTATGTCACGCAACATGTCAAGTTCGATTGAACAGATTCTTGTGCTGACTATGTTCTGTCGCAAAGTAAACATTCCGTTTATTGTTTACGGTTTCGGTGGTGCTGCCAATGTCAAGTGTATTGATGAAGCTGTTGACCGTTATGGTCGCTCACCTCTACAAGAAACATTCAGCCGTGAACCGAATCAACTTGCACTTGCTCCAGTATTTTTGCGTGAGTATTTGAATTCTAAGATGAGTAATGCCGAGTTTACAAAGGCAATGAAACATATGTTGCTCATTAAAGAATCTTTTGATACTGAGAACGGTCGCCACTTTAGTAGTCGTGTACCACGATTTGAAACTGAAGATTTGTCAAATACTCCTCTGACTGAGGCATTGATTGCAACTGCTGAAATTATGAAAGATTTCAAACAGAAAAACAATCTTGACATTACCAATCTTGTAATTGTGCATGACGGTGATGCTGACTTTCATAATTCATTCTGTTCTGAAGAAAAGAAATACAATTCTGAAGATACCTTCATTCGCAATCGTTATTTCGACCATCTAAATGTTAATTACTATTTGGTTGATAACAAAAACAAGTTTGTGAAACAGTTTACTCGCAGTTCTGAATCTGTGTTTCAGAGTGTTATCTCTTGGTTTACCAAAGTGACTGATTCGAAAGTTTTCGGTTTCTTTATCTGTGATTCATACCGTGGTGCTGCAAAGTATGCCATTGAGAGTCGTTACTATGTGAATGATGTTCCTTTGAATGAAATGCGTATGACTAATTATTACCAATACAAAGAATTGCTTACCAAGAAACAGAAAGAATTGCGAAGTGAAAAATTTCTCGATTCTAAGAGTCCTGGCTATCATTCGTTCTTTTTGATTGCTGGTGGTAATGAGTTGTCTACCGAAGATGAAGAAATTGAAATCGAAGGTAAAATGACAACCAAGAAATTGGTAAGTGCTTTCGCCAAATACAATAAAAAGAAGGCAGTAAATCGTGTGCTTGTCTCTAAATTCATACAGGGCATTGCTGCGTGAGTGTTGTTTTTATGCAACAGAGGGTGCTTGACAAGGCCCTCTTTTTCTGATATAATGCTGTATATTAATCGTGATAGGAGTTTTACATTATGTCTAGTCGTGCCGAACTTAAAAAACAATTTATTGATGCTCTGATTGCTACTGGTAAAGATGTTCTATCCCGTGCCGAGTTGAAAGAAATTGCACAAAAAGTTGGTGTGAAGTCTATCGGTTTTTTTGCCAACGAAGAATCTAATCGTGTTGGTCGTGGGCAATATCGTGTGCCTAATCCTACAATTTCATTGCAAGCACAAGTGATTGCTATGCCCAAACAAGTAGAAAAATCTTCTAGTCGCATTCAAAATGTTGTGACAGACCTAGATGAAACGAATCTGGTGCCTGCACAATACAAAAACTATGTGCCGTTTGGTAACTACGAAGATGTCCTGTCTATCGTAATGTCCAATCGTTTCTTTCCTGTGTTCATCTCTGGTCATTCTGGCAACGGTAAGACAATGAGTATTGAACAGGCTTGTGCTAAGGCAAAACGCAAATTCGTTTGTGTCTCAATGACACCTGAAACTGATGAAAGTGATTTGCTTGGCAACTATGTTCTGATTGATGGCAATATGGAATGGCGTGATGGTCCTGTGACCACTGCCGCTCGACAAGGTGCTGTTCTCTGTATTGATGAGATTGACTACGGTGCTCAGAATCTTTCTTCCCTGCAACGGGTTCTAGAAGGCAAACCTTTTATGCTGAAGAAGAAAGGTGAACTGATTACACCTGCGCCTGGTTTCACCGTGTTTGCAACTGCGAATACAAAAGGTAAAGGTTCTGATGATGGTCGTTACATGTTCACCAATGTTCTGAACGAAGCCTTCCTCGAGCGTTTTCGTACCACGATGGAACAAGATTTTCCTCCTGCAAAAATTGAGAACAAGATTATCTCAAAAGAACTCATCTCTGTCGGTCGTGCCGATGATGACTTTGCAGAAAAACTTGTGACATGGGCTGATGTTATTCGTAAAACATTCACCGATGGCGGTTGTGATGAAGTGATTTCTACTCGCCGTCTTGTGCATATCGTTGAAACTTACGGTATCTTTGGTGACAAAATGAAGGCAATCAATCTCTGCCTGAATCGATTCGATGATGATACCAAAATGTCATTCCTCGACCTGTATACCAAAGTTGATTCTGGTGCTTCTGCCGAAGATATTCTGGCACCGAAAGTTGAAGAATCTGAAGTGAAAGAAGATGTCGGCAGTAATGACATTCCTTTCTAATTAGTACCGCAGTAAGTGTTGACAAACTTTCTGCTTTGTTTTATAATTGTAACATGATTTGAGAGAACGGTCGCCTCTCAAATGATTTCTTTAACTGCGACCTTTTTAATCCTTATGGAGTATTTCGTAATGTCTGTTAAATCTAAAGTTCTTGCTTATCTTTCTAAAGATTCTTCCTACAACACCCTTACCGCTAACAAGATGCAATCTGTTTTCGGTGCAGCCAATC